ACTAGTCCTCCTTTGAGTTTGTCCACATCCGAGCGCACCTGATCGAGCTTCGCCGAGTGCGCGTCCAGTCGCTCGATCAGTTGGTCAATCTGGCGTGGGGTCATCGTGACTCCAGCGCCTTGAGGCGCGTGTCGATGTCGAGCAGCGCCTGCACCACGAGCGCCTCCATCTCGTTCTGAGGGATGTTGACGGCAAGCACCTCAGTCGTATCAACGAGATGCGCCTCTCGCTCATCTACGCCGAGTGTCTCCACCCAGTGCGCCAAGTCGGTCGTGGCGACCTGATCGGCGATAAAGCCCAGGCGCTTGCCATCGTCAGCCACAGCGTCGGTGCGGCCGTGTGCCTCTGGTGCCTTCCACTTGAACGCCACCGGCACGAGCTGCCGCAGCGTGTCGAGTGCGCCAGTAATCTCGGTGATCTCATCCTTCAGGCGTGAGTCCGATGGCGTGGTCAGCGCCGCAAACTTCCAGCCGCCTGAGTAGAAGTAGCCACGGTTGTTGGTCGTGTCTACGGCGATGCCGCCGTTGCGGAGTGCGTCGGCGAATGCGTCGGTGGTAGCAACGCCGTTGATGTTGGTGCTTGGCTGACCTGCGGTTGCCTTGGTGAGCAGAACGCCAGCGGTCGTTGAGTTGGTTGAGGCTGCAACATCTGCGGCGCTGCTTGAGTGAGTCCAGAGGCGCGCGTTGGTTCCAGCCAAATTGATGTTTGGTCCAGTCAGCGCAGTCGATCCGTAGATGGCTCCGTCAAAGCCGATGTCGCCAGCTACGGCGAGCGAGTCATCAGTCTTTAGCGTGTTGGCGGCCGACCGGAAGAGGTTGGTGTCATAAGCATTGGTGCCATCGCCAAACTCGTGCTTACCGCTTGCAAGGATTTGGAAACGGCTTGTCGCCTCACCAGGAACATCACTTGAGATGAATACGGTGGATGTTGATGTTGCAGGACTTACACTCACCAACCCACCCACACTCAGAGTTGTTTCACCAAGATCTGATCGAATATCAAACTGTGGACTTGAAGTATCAATAAGGCTTACTCGAAGCCTAGTCGAGTTCAGCGTTCCAGTTGTCCAAGTTTCAGGAACATTGGGCATTAGAATGATGCTGTCGTCGCTCTTGAAGATTGCTCCTGGGCCATACCCACTTTCTCTTGCGCCAACTAGCAGCATTGGTTGAGCCGTCAGCAACCTAATCTCATAAACATCAAGTGTGCTTGCTGAAACATTTGTGCCAGTCGTGTCAATAGCCAGTGAGATCTTGGCAAATGCAGCATCCGCTGGAGCCTGCAACCTTGTCGGCGTATCGCCATACAGCATTACCGCAGTTTCCGTCGCAACGAAGTCATTGAAATCGTAAGTGTGCGTGATCGCTGTACCTGTAGTGGTTTGAGCCGTTGTATAAAACTGCATCGTTACGATTACTTTGCGCGAAGTGACATTCGTTGCTCCTCCCATTGTGAACTCAGGGTAGAAAGCGTAAGCTCGGTCGCGCGTTGCGGCAATAGGGAGATAGCGCGACAGAGTGGCTGTCTTGCCGGTAGTGGTTCCAGCGGCAACCGTCCAGCGAAGGATATTTCCTGAACCTGATCCAGAGTCAACGACGACTGCGCAAGTGATCGCTCCAGCTGAGTCATCATCTGTGAAAGTCCAGTAGGGCAGAGGGTTCTCAGAAGTAATGGTGTCGCCAGCTGCGTCAGGAGGAATGGCGAAGTCTCCGTTTGCCACGAGAGTCTGAATCTCCCTGAGTGCAGCTGGACCGAAGAGCAGCGCGGTCTCGCCGTCGCTCGATGTGCTGACGAGAGGCGCGCCCTTGTCGGCGTTTACGCCGCCTTCAAATGCACCAAAGCCTTCTAGGTTTGTGCCGTACTTACCCACTCTTACTCTCCTGCAATGAGGCCGCGCAGCCCCTTCAGATATTGACGGCGGAAGTCCGCCTGCACTTCGTACTCGACTTGATAGGAACCGCCACCCTGCACAAAGCGCATCGTGATGGTGGGGATGTACAGGATAGCGGACGAGAGGTCGAGCGCTGGCGCGGTCAGCTTCACATATTGCCCTGGTAGCCACGCCTTGATGAGCGTATAGGTCGCAGCGGCAGTCAGCGCGTAGCCTTGGCTGTAGCCGTACTCCCAGTCTGGCGCAGAGGTCTGGCTGAGGTTCCCACCGGCAACGGTGAACGAGACGCTGCGTACTGGCTTGCCGCGCGTCACCATCGTGGCGCGAGCGAGAGCGCCGATGGTTGCGCCGCGATCCGCCTTGGCGACGATCTTTGGCGCGCTGAACACTTCGTGCGCCAGAGGACCATTACGGCTTGCAAGTCCTGCGCCGTTGCGGCTGTAGGTGCCTGTATAGGTGCGGAAGTATGGGTCGTTGGTTGGTGCTGTGGGCCAAGTCTGGTTGCTGTCGTAGCGCGCATACGCCGAGTCGGCCTGGACAAAGATGCCCTTCACAATGTCTGAGTGGTCAAGGTTGACCGAGAGGTCGCGTGCTAGCAGTCGCGTGACGCTCGCCGCGCTACCAGTCTGCACGCTTGCAGGGTCGGTCACAATCTCTGCCGGTGCCGTGGCGTAGGTCGGCGCGGTGGTCTTAGGGCCGTAGTTGAGTCGCCCATCGCCATCAATCCAGTAGCGATACTGCACATCCGCAATACCACCAGCCGCTTCAGCAATCTGGTCGAGCGCGCTCTGGAGCGTGGTCGCCTTGAAGATCTGCTTGCCGATGGTCTGCGCTGACCCTGTGTAGATGGCTCGCGTTGAGCCGCTGATCACTGCGGTGTTGAGCAGCTGCAAGGTGGAGGCATCGGTCTGCTGTGCTGCGACTCGTGCGAGTAGCCCATTGATGATGTCGCGGTCGGTGCTCGTGCTTGTTCCAAGGGTGAACGAGTCCACGAAGGAGGTGGCGCGGATGCCTGTCGTGCCGTTGCGAATGATGGTCTTACCGAGCCAGCCGTCCGCATCCTCAACGGTGACGGTCGCACGCGAGCCAAGGCCGTTCTCCAGCATCCGAGCCTCAATGCCGGTGATGTAGCCAAGGAAGAGCGGCGTGGTCGCGCTATAGCGGCTATCAAAGAACTGGACGCGCGCATTGTCGTAGACGGCACCAGAGCGCCACCACGGTCCTGCGACTGGGGTCTTGGTCTCAATCACATCAAACTGCATTGAGCCGCCGTTGCCGTCGCCTGAGAGCGTGAGCGTCAGGCTGCCAAGGTCCACATAGGGCGTAGTCGTAGCGCTTGGAGCTGGTAGGTCAAGAAGGTTCGCGCCGCTGTCAACGCCAGCCACGATCAGGCTGAATGGGTTCGCCATTTAGCGACCGCGCTTGAAGGTGCCTGTTCGGTTGATCGAGTCAGTCACGACGGTGTCCACCTTGCCTGTGCCGATGAAGATGTTGTTGGTAGTAGCTCCGCCTCCCATCGGTGGAACAAAGGTTCCAGAGGCGACTGCGTTGGCGAGATACGGCGAGTATCCGGCGGAGGTTGTACCAGACCTTCCAAGCGTTCCCTGTGCTGCGAAGAGCGTCTTGAGTCCAACGATAATGGCATCAATAGCAATCTTCATTGCCTGGAGCAGCAACTTCAATGGGGTCAGCGCGATTACCAAACCCTGAATAGCAGTCTTGCTATCTGCGCCAAAGACTGAGAACAGTTCGTTGAATGATGCCGCTAGCGGTCGAACGGCATTGTCAATCAGGTCGGTGATGACTGGACCAATCGCGCTGATGATGTCGCGGAATACCGGCAGCGCATCTTTGACGATGAAGGTAAGGAACTCATTGACTGCAGGAAGTAGGTCGTAGCCAAGTTTCTCCATCGCTTCGGCAAACTGAATCTGCGCCGCAGCGAATCGTCCACTGGTTGAGTTTGCAAGTTCGTCTGCGATGCCGCCGTATTTGGCGGTCGCAGCCGTGAGGATGTCTTGAATCGATACCTGCTGCTTGATGGCCTTGGTAGTCCGAACAGTAATCCTATGACCGAGTTCGTCTGTCTTGGTCTTATAGACAGTCTTCTTGACCGTCTTCTCTGTGGCGATGCCAAGTTCCTTGAGACCCTTGCCCTGACCCTGAGATGCCTTGCCAAGCGTGATCATTACCTCGGACAAGTCTTTGCCAGTGGCGGCGGAGATTTGTGCTGCGACGGCATTTGCCCTAAGGAGCAGTTCTTGGTCCTTGAAGAATCGTGAGCCGATTTCTAGCCCAGCGCGAACCTGGTCATCCTCAATGCCAAGGCGAGCCATCGCGTTGATCTGCTCATCAATGCGGCCAGTCAGTTCAAGAACATTGAAGCCACGCTGCTTGAGCGCAGCGTTGAGAAGAATCGTTGAGCGCTCATCCTGAGCAGCAGCCTGCACCGCGTCGAGTGCAATCTTTCCGAGCGCTGCTGTTGCAGCAGAGGCAAAGCCGATACCAACGGCAGCAAGTTTACCGGCCGCTCCTAGTTTGCCAAGGCTGTTATTGACTTTGCCAATCGCCTTAGAGGCAAGGTCCCTTGCCGTCAGCGCGAAGACAATACCGCCGGTTGATGCCACGCTCTACTCCTATCCTGCTCTTAGGTTGGACATATTGGGTCTGATGCCAAAGACCCTTGCGTCTTGGCGCAGCTGCTGCACACGAGCGCTTGCAGCGATTGCCTTCACCTTGTCGCTTGCCTCTCGCTTGCTGCGTCCGAAGGCTTGCAGCGGTGTAAGTGGTCCGACATAGTCAGGCTTGTTCCAGTGCTTCAACGCTGGGTGTGATTGCCACTTCGCTGCCGTACCATTCGCGTACTCAATCTCCAGCCCTAGTACCTTAGCGCGCTTCGCCTCATCGTTGAGTAGTAGCACCACAGTCGCGCCAAAGGCGTCCGCGCCCTTCTGATAGTTCGCTTCTACGGCAGGGAAGACGAAGTTATTTCCTCGCGCTCCTGGGTGCTGAATCTTCCCCTGGTCGAACACCGAGTATCCAGCACCGGCTGCATCAAGACGACGATTGATCGCCTGACCGACCACATTGGTCTTTGGAATCGTGTGTGGCTTTGAGCCGTAGATTACGAATCGCGCATACCAGGCTTGCTTCTTCCCCTGTGTAGGTCCGACGATAGCCCCAGGCCGCTGATAGCGAGAGCGGCGACCGCGCACGCTCTTGGCAAGTCCGCCAACATCTTTCGGCGCAGCGGCGCGGACATATGGCGCATAGGCACGAGCAGCATTGACAACGGCGAACTGCTCTAGCTTGCGAACGCCCTTCCAGCCAAGTGTCTTTAGGAAGACATCTTGCAGCGCTTTCGCCTCTGCTCGAATCTGCCCTTGCATCTTGATTTCTAGAGCGGCTGGCATCACTTCCCTTTCGGCTGCATCTCTGCGTGGATTGTCCAGGCAAGCAGCACTTGGTCGAGCGGTAGGCTCGCTACCTCATCTGGCCACATCCCAAACTTCTCGCCCAAGAGGTGGAAGATGATTTCTGGCGGAGGCGCGATAGATTGTCCAATCGCCATCCGCTTGGCGGCGAGCCTTACTTGGGGTCCGGCTGATTCCCTTTGCCCCACGCCTCAAGCGTCTGTGTTAGCGCATCTACTGGTGCGTCCAACACATCGTCACAAGGGTTCCCATCTAGATCCTTGAAGTTGTGCTTGACGATAAGTTTGCTAAACGCTTGAAGCGCCCTAATCGAATCGCCTGACTCCAAGTCCAACAGGATGCGAGCCGAGACCTGCTTACGCAGCTCAGCGGTCCAGCCTGCGAACTCACCCTCTAGCGCAATCTTGATCGTGTCCATATTGACCCTCCTACTAGCGCACTAGGCGCTGTTCTTTATGGCGCTGTTGCCAGCGGCGAGTCGATGATGACTTCAAGCGACTTGCCAGAGGTCACATCGTATGCCAGGCGGCAGGTCACTTCGTTGACCACGACGCCTTCGTTATCAGCGGAGAGAGGAACGATGTTCTCAATCTCCCACGAGCCGAGAATCCACACGCCGTAGTTATCGGTGGTGGTGCCGAATAGGCGCAGGTACTTCTGGGTAGCGATGTCGGTGATTGGGAAGGTTGACCCAGCTGCTGAGTTGCTCGCAACCGTGAAGGTCAGCGTTGCATCAAGCACGCCAGTCAGCGCTGCGGTCGCGGCCGTAAGGCTGCCATCAAGCGCCGTGACCATTCCAACGCCAGTCATAATCGACAGGTTGAAGTTGTAGATCGAAGCGTAGGCGGTCGCGCCTGAACCAGCCTTGTCTGGGAAGTTGGTGTCGGTGCTCAACTTCATCAAGCGCCCAGCCAAGAATGGGTTGGCAGGGATCGCCGTAGGGAAGGCAAGCGCTGAAGTCGCAGCCGTCGTTGCAGCGAAGGTTGCACCAGCCTGGAGCAGCCCTGTTGCGTCTGCTGACATCGTGATCTCGGTTGGAGCAGCGTCGCGCACGAGATACTTCTGCACGCCATCCTCAACAAGGAAGGAGTAGAAGACGAGCGTGTCGACATCGCCCTGTGTTGGCGACCAAGTCCAAGTGTATGGGCCTGCGCCTGTGGTGCTGCCACCGATGGCATCAAAGATCAGCGGAAGGGTGCGCATTGAAGCAGGACCCTCAGCGATGGTGATGATTGGAGCCTTGCCGGTGATGGTTGGCTGGCTCGCCTGAATGGCGGTGCGCTTGCCAACGGATACGGTCTCGCCAAGGTCAACGGTCACGCCCAGGTCGAGCGAGCCGACTGTCTCGTTGAAGAGGATCTCGCCGGTTGCGGTGCCGATTGCAGCTGCGGTTCCGAATGCGGCCTGCGACGCAGTAGCGATTCGCGTCAGAGCCTTTGCGCCGAAGGTTGGCATTTCTCAGTTCTCCTTGCTCTACGCGGTGAAGGCCACGGTATCAAAGACCGTGACTTCCGCATTTGCCTGAACCGTCAGGTAGTCCTGATCGGCGTAAGTATCTGTGCCGAGTGTAGTACCGGTGACTGCCACCTGCGCCGCATTTCCACTAATGGTCACAGCTCCATCGAACACGGTGCGTAGCCACGCTCGCCAAGTGTAGAGGTCACGGTACTTCTCATCCATCCGTGGGATTGGTAGCAGGTAGATGACGATGTTGACCGTCAGCACCGTGGTGCGGTTGCCGTTGCCGATGCTGATCTGATCGCCGCCTGGGAAGAGAACCGCACACGGCGTGATTGGGAGCGACTCAGGTGGGGTGGCGTATGCCTTACGGAGTGTGTAGCCAGTGGGCGGAGTAGCAGCCCCTAGGCGCGTTGCGATGGCGTCAAGGATTGTGAGATCGGTCATACCGCCAAGCCGCCGCGCTTACGGTATGGCTCAAGGATCAGTGCGGCCTCTGGGTGCAGGGCGCGGCTCATCCGCAGGATGCCGCCAAGGTCAGCAGATCCGATCACGCCGAACGGTGCGGTGCGGCTGTTCCACACAGCGCCTGCCTGGATGATGGCGGCCTGTACGACGGCGGCTGGAAGGGCAGGGAAGCCGAACACGCCGACCACCTTCACGCCAAGGAAGATGTTCTTAGGGAAGTTCTTGGTGAAGGCGTTGCTGCGGCTAATGCCGGTGAACGGCAAGCCGTCCAGTGCGTAGTTCTTTGGCGTGAGCTGGAAGTCTGTGTTGGCAGTCCAAGTCGTTGAGTAGGTGCCGTTCTCAAGATCGTCGGTGGTCAGCGTCGTGACGCTCACAAGATCATCGGTCAGCACATAGTCGTAGGCTTCAGCCGTGTAGTAGCGCGTCTCGGTCGCGGTGCCAAATCCTGTCTTTCGGTCGCAGTAGAGATCGATCAGCGTGTCGGTAGCGTCCAGCACATTCTGCAGCGCGGTGTCATCGGTGTTGTCGGTGATGCCAACCGCCGCCTTGAACTGGGCGAGTGTCGCGTAAGACATTTAGCGGCCTCCTGACTGCATAGTCATTAGTGGTTGGGTTGATGTAGCAACGATACCGTAGAGCTTGTCGGTCTCGGCAAGCCAGAACTGTTGAATCTCGCCTTTGTGCAGTTCATATCCTGTTGCCGTAGTCACATTGCTTGGTCCGACAAAGATCGTGTTGCCGCCGGCTGGCGCGTGAAGGTAGAGCCACGATGCGCCGACCAAGCCAGTCGCAATCAGCGTTGGGCTGGTCGTAATCGTGACCACGGTGGCAGATAGGCTCACGCCTCTGGCTCCACGATTTCCGCCACGGTAACGGTCTCTGTTGGCAGGGTTGCGGTCCTATTGCTCTTTTTCACCTCAGCACGCTCTACGAGCCGCGTTGGTGCCTCTGCGTCGACATCTGCAACAGCCTCAGCCAAGCCAAAGCCGATGAGGCTCTCCGCCTCTGCCTTAGGCAGATCAACGAAAGCCCCTGACGGATATTCACCGCGTCGCTTGCAAAGTCGAACGAGCATTAGGTTCTCCTTACTTGCGGTTCAGGGGAGCCGCCGAAGCGGCTCCCCATCCCCACTAACTAGCCGAGCTAGTTGATTAGGCGTTCTTCAGGAACTTGACAGCCGAAGACTGTGCAAGCCCAGTTGCGCCACGGACCTGAACCTTGTACGAAACAAGGCCAAGGTTCCACGCGTACTCGCGTGAAGCCTCAACGGTCACGCCGCCAACGATGGCGGTCTTGATCTGACCAAGGTCACCGAACAGCA